CAGGCAGAGCGTGAGCTACGTTGGCGTACAGGTAGTTACTGTGAGAAGCCATCCCGTAAAAAGATTGCTGCGAGGGTACGTAGACAAGCGGCCCAAGAACGCTCACGCCTAAAGAGGAAACATGGGAACTAAATACAGTCCAATAGAGTATGAACTTCGTAACAGGCTGTTGCAAAAATACGGACAGTATGAGACTGTCCAATCTGCATCCAAGTTGCGACTTGATGTAGCTGAGAATGCGTTACGTAAACTAGGAGGTGACGATGCGCAGTTAATAAAATCAGAAGCACGATGGTTGAAGCGTACCATCAAGGGGCTAGGAGAACGAGAGGCTGTTGCGTTACTAGCCGCCATCGGAAAGTTTTTCATTGAACAACCAGACATATTTGAATCTATTCTTGAAGGAGGACTAGATGAAACACGGATACAAGACGACAGAGTTTTGGATAACAGCACTATCAGTAGTCGCTACTGCAATAATGGCAGGTCTGAACCTACTTAGTGCAGACCAGGTAGCAATAGCCTCAGCCGTAGCTAGTGGTTTGTATGCTATTAGTCGTGGTCTAGCCAAGCGTAATATTGTTTGGCGTGACGAGTTGCAGTAATTAAAAAGGAACACCAGGTGGCATGGACCACCTGGTGCTTATGAGGATACGGGTATTGTTGTAAATAAAGCAAGAAGGAATTGGGCTTCTTGCTCAAAGGAGGTCACACCCGTTTCGTGAAGTTATTCTAGTATACCACAGCTTCTATGATGTGTACAAATTGTTGTGGTGCTTTCATCCCCAAATCATATATAAAATCTAACATCTTATCCTTACCGTAACGTTCTACGAATATCGGAGCGAGCTTCTCGGTCATAGCCCTGGTCTGGCCGTGAGCCATGTGACAGGCATGATGTAACAGCGAGCAGTTGCGTTCATCAAAGATACGCTTATCCCTACGCAGCACAGAACGCTTGATAAGCCATTCGTGCATGTCACCTTCCCCCACTAACGGGCGGCCACACCAGTCACAGTCAAATCGTATTTCTATTAGCTTTTCTTTTAGGGTATTGCGATTAGTTATCGTTACAGACAACCTCTGCGCCACAGTTCTCGCATCTTATATGACACACGTTGGGTATTTCAGACCCACACCTGTCACACTGGCGTGTTGTAATCGTTTCTTCCATTTGGAGATGATACTTTAGAGTGGGTTTAGTGTAAAGAGGAACAACCTTAAAACTTTCAATTCATGGAGATAAAACCCAGCCGATACTTCTCGCACTCCTGCAAATGCTTCATGCCCATTGTGATAACATCGAGCGGACCACCTGCCGAATAGAACGGGGGATAACCTCTGTTCATCCAGCCATCAGGCTCATCGTATTGTTCACCTTCATCAAGAAACAAGATGTCTCCGAACATATCTACTGCAATGTAGTACCACACTAGTCAGTCGGTATCGCTTGGTACTGTACGTTCACACTATTCTCGGTCAGGTTGTCGTTGTATAGCCTGAGCCAGAAACCACCCATCGCTGGTACACCAAATCCTCTGCGGCTAGACCAACTGTTACCGTCCTCAATGTCGGATACGTAACAACCTGTCTGTAAATAAACACGTTCTTGGTCGGTCATTATTTTGCCGTGAGTAGTAATAGTCTCGACTGGCATCGACATACTGAACCTATTGTGTATATGCCCACGTATCATTATGTCAGCGTTGGGCCACATGACAGCACTACGGTTACTTTGGATAGCACCCTTAGTTACAGGTGCATTACCACCCACACCGTGGTGATACTTCATGTTGATAGTCTTACGTCTACCACCATTAGCATACTTTAGTTTGTATTGTATCCAGCCTGTGTATGGTCCTATGGTTGGAGCAACGCCAGTCTTTATCTTGAGGTGTGTAGCTACAATAGTCAACGGGTCAATCTCATGCCTTCTACGATACTCAAACTCATGGTTGCCCATACTAATCAGGGCTAAGTTCTCTGCGTATGGAGCTAGAAAGTCTGCGGCATCCTCGCACACGTTGCCGAGGTAGTCGTCATCCATAGCATACTCAGGACGCAGGTCATGTTTAGCACCACGGGGGTCGTTCTTGCCTTGCATCAGGTCAAGTAAATCCCCGAATATAAAAATAGGTGCGTTACGCACCCTTGCTTGTTCCAAATGTTTGCGGATTAGTTTTCTGTTACAGCCTTTAGCATCAAAATGTATATCACTAATCAGTAGGAAGTATTGTTCCCACTTAGTAGTGTAATCGAGGCGAGTATAATAACAGCCTGGCGAAACCGAAGGCTCTAACTTAGGTATGTGTGCCATCTATAGATTAGGTTTCTGCGAATACCTTGAATACAATCATCACTATTCCTCCTATTACCATCCATATCAACTTCATTAGCCATGCTAAGTGTGCCTCAACTGATGCCATGCGTTGTGACAACTCTGAAAAATCATCTTCAAGCTCGTCCAGTGTAGATGCCATCCGTTCACTGGAGTGGTTAAGAACCTTAATGTGTTCACGTATTCTATCTAGTACAGTCTCAAGGCTAACGTCCATCTCTCTGTCCAACTAGTGTTGCAATATCCGAGCCATGCCATGTCTCATGCTTGAAGCCACTACTGGCTGTACTCAAGAACGAGTAGGCTGAGTGTACATTGTTGAGACTCTTATAATACTCTACGTATTGTAACCCCTTTTCGTGTTTAGGGACATCGGGTGACGGGTTAGAGAACTCGGTAATCATAATAGGTTTGTTCTTGCTGTGATACCGCTTGTACCACTGCCCATTTACGTCCGAATACATCTGCTCCCTTGTAACCCAATAGCAATGCGCACAAATAAAGTCCGCTTCGTCCACCGCCGTCCAACTCTCGTTGAAAAATCGGATGGGGTCGTAGCGTACACCAGGCATGGAATGTCCAGGAGATAATCCTGGATAACCAAACTGTGCCTCTGGCATTAGCTGTCTTAGCTTTGATACTACCGATAAGAACCATAAACTAAACTCTGCTCCGTCTTTCCAGACATCCCACATACCTTCTGCGGAATCATCTATCTTTAGGTTAGGCTCATTGTGTACCTCGAAGTGCCTAACCCCTGCATCATACCATTTTACGGCATCTTGTGCCACCGCATCAAGGAACTGTTGTGGTCGGCTGGCTTGCTTGTTTACCTTAGCAAATAGCCTGATTAATATGAACATATCAGGGTTGATGTCCTGAAGTACCTTGACTGTATCAGCACTCTCGTTTGACAAGCCCTTGTATGCTTCTATCTTGGCTTCTTTTATTAGGTCAATTGTCTCTGGAAGGATAGGATTACCCCAAGAACCATCGGCACTACCGTGCAAACCTACCTTTGTTAGCCCTACAGACGGCTCAGGTGCAACGGGAGTGAATTTTGGGTGGTGAATTATGTTCACCCCATTGTAGTGGGTGGAAAACCACTCAGTAAGTTTCTTAGGTTGTCGTTCTGGGTACACTAATACGGCATTACGCTTGTCTAAATCACCAATGCCAGCATCATCGGCACTAAATCCTACGGTAGATTTCTGGTTGTATACCTCGCCTGCTATATCCATGAACTCCTGCTTACTAGCATCAGGAGGCATCAGATAATAAGTGCGCTCGTATTGTACCCGTGGCGCACCCCTCATTTCAGTATCCACCACCATAGGTCTGGGTCTGGGTCGGGATAGGAGTTTTGCTTCGGCTTCTCTGCGTCTGGTAAGGGCTGGGAGTTTCTTACCTCCAGCGTGGTCGTAGCGTCTAAGCAGCTGTGCAGCAGCGTCAAAATCCCCCGTGTTACATACTTTAATAACAAGCCTAACACCTGTAACCCCAAGGTTATAAGCGGCTGATAGAAGCGCAGTCTCTTGGTCGGGTAATAGTGTAACGTGGAGTGCGGCAGTGAGGCTTGCGGCGTACTTCTGGAGGTCGCCTTGGAGTTTCCTTGCTGCTTGTTCCTCGGTGATTGTTTGTCCTTCATAGCTGATGCTTCCATAGCCTATACTCCATTGGTGGTAATCCCAATAGGAACTTAGACGTAACCCTTCAAAGCGTTTGACAAACTCAACTGTTTCATTACTTACCTCGACTGTGCTTGCCATTCTTCATGTAGGTCCTCACGCAAAGTATCGCATAGCTCTGCCATGTTTTCTACTGGTCCAAATATTACATCGGTTAGGAAACACACATGCGCCTTGTTGTATTTAGCTATCGTTTTTACTTGTTGTGTCTGTATTGTGTTCCATACAATAAGGATACACGCACTCAAGAGGATACCCACAAACACAAAGTCCATAAGATTGAGGTCCTGCTTCTTTTTTTCGCTCATCGTTCTTTATCCGCTGGGCTGGTCGGGCCATTCTACGTCCTCCGCATCATCGAAGTCTTGTGGTATATCTCTTAGCTCTTGTCGGTATGCTTCCCAACCTGATTTGTCTTCCATAGGATAGTCAGGCATTAGGTATGCGTCACTATCTATTAGTAGTTTGTCACGCTTCCTGCGTACATCCTGCCAGTCGAAGTCGTCCTGAGCCTCTACTAATCCTGCCTCTAAACTAGCTTTGCTTGGTTTACTGTACTGGTCGTCATGGATAACCAGCTTGCTGTACACTTTATCTTTACTGTCTGACCAGCCGAACCATTGCCCTGTGTGGAGCTTTACTAATACGTCCTCGATGTGGTCTGGTCTACCTGAATCATCCATTATGTATCTCCTAACTTAAGAAAGTTAAAGTAAGTTATATTCTGCGAAGTAGAACCTTTTGTGGTTGCACTAGTATCTTCATGCGTGACACTAAATTTAACTTGGACATTACTGGTATCTGTGACATCTAGTATCTTAGCCGACTGTGCCTGTGCAAAGTAATTAGAAGAACCATCCTGACCATGCTTACCATCAGTAGCGGTATCCCAGTTACTACCACCATCTGTCGTGGTTTTTATCATAATGATATGCCACTGCAATCCAGAAGTATAGTAAAACTGACATACTGCTTCTACTAACCAATAGCCAGTAGAAGGAAAAGTGAATACTCCACTACTTTGAGTCATAGCTGAACCCAAACTACCACTGCCGTAGGTATCATCTACCTCTAAGTTAGAAGCTATTGGGTCAGCAGCACCATCAAAGTCCGTAGTCAATCTCCACGTGCTGGCTGCGCCAAGTCCACCTGCTGATACTACTGGTGTTCCTGCTGCTTTTGTGTAAGATACACACTTGACTTGATTAGCTGCTGTGGATTGAAAGACTGCTACATCTCCTGCGGCAGTCGTAATATTTGCACCACCTGGTAAGTTGAGGTTGGTAGCATGGTGGGTCATTGTCAATGCACCGTCAAACTGTAAGGTAAATTGCCTGTCAGCCGCTACGGTCATTGCCGCAAAATTGGTTGTACCTGTTACGTCAAAATAATCACCATCAGTATCAATGACTAGAGGTGAAGCCGATGAGATGTCACCACCCTTCTCGGTCTGCATGTAGTTACCATTAGCATCTAGGAAACCACCGAGCTGCGGAGTTGTGTCAGCCACAAGACTAGCCATACCACCTGCTGCTGGGTCCTCCCATCCGATACCACCACTACCATCGACTGTTAGTACCTGGTCTTCGCTACCTACGGTTTTGATTGCTATCGTACCTGCGGCAGAACCTGCCAGTATGCCACCTTTGGCTATACCTGATATATCGGTTTCAATACCGCCACGCTCATGCTTAAGTTGACCAGTAGAATCAGTAAACGCTGCTAATGCTACGGGGTCGCCGCTACCATCTCCGACTATAACGTTGCCATCTGACAACACACTCATAGCCGTAACAGCACCAGTACCTGAGCCTAGCAATACTCCTCCATCAGTGAGGGATGATGCTCCTGTACCCCCATCTGCAACGGGTACATCAGTTCCACCTGCTCTATATACGGCATTTCCTTCAATAGTAATATCGCCTGAGCCACTTCTAGCAATAGTAGTGTCACTGGCATGTCCAAGTTCAACACCTGTAAACTGAGGTGAGTCTCCTGTACCTACACCTATAGATGTTCTAAGGGTAGCACCTGACTCAGCTACAGGGTCAGTCGAACCATCTCCGACTATCATCTCGCTGTCAGCTAGTACGCCCATAGCAGTCACAGCACTTGTGCCACTACCTAATAGAACGCCTCCATCTGTAAGCGATGAAGCACCTGTTCCACCATCAGCTACTGGTACGTCTGTACCGCCTGCCCTATAGACTGCGTTACCTTCTATGGTTATGTCACCAGAACCGCTTCTAACAATGGTTGTATCAGTAGCATGTCCTAACTCTATGCCTGTTAATTGAGGGGAATCACCCGTACCTACACCAATCGAGGTCCGTAATGTTGCGCCACTCTCTGCTACAGGGTCAGTAGTTCCGTCACCAACAATCATCTCGCCATCCGATAATACGGACATAGCTGTGACTGCACTAGTTCCAGAACCTAATAATACTCCCCCGTCAGTTAGTGTGGCTGCGCCTGTACCACCATTAGCCACAGTAAGCACACCACTAGCTGCGTCTGCTCGACTGTACGAAACAAGTCGCCAGTCTGCTGATGCGTACTCATGTAGTACGGCTACATCGCCTGCGGCTGTGGTTATGTTTTCTCCGTCTGGAAGTACCAGGTTGGTACTGTGATGGGTCAACGTTAGTGCGCCATCAAAGTGCAATAATATAATTGCTCCTATCCCTCTGGTTGAAATTGAAGTGATAGCAGTTGTGCCAGTTATATCAAAAGCGTTACCATCACTACCTAAAGTTAGGGCGTTGGCACTAGATAAGTCTGCGCCTTTTTTCCACTTAGGAAATCCGCTGGCATCAGCGTGATTTAGTATGTCAGATGCTAGTGCTTGACTATCAGATGCTATTGTCATGTTCCTACTCCTACCATTACTGGTTTACCTATTACCTCTAATATTCTGGGTACTAATCGTTTCAAGTCTCGCTGATATAGCGGCACAACACGCCATCCCTGGCTAGATAAGCCGATATTTCTAAGTATATCACGGGCTTGACCTTCTGCTACTCCATGAAATGGGCCTTGATACTCCAAATCTATCTTGTAATCGGGTAGCAAGAAGTCCGCTCTCGCTCCTCCTAGTATACCTCCTCCTAGTACATTGCGCTGTATTTCAAATCGTATTTTTAGCTCGGTAAGTGCTTTGTAAATACGGCTTTCTGGTTGATTCAAGCCTGGCTGTATGTCAATAGGAGGTAAATCAGGACGGGTAAGTTTATATAGCTTTCTCGCACGTATATGAATACGTGGTGCCGACATCATCTTACGGGGACTACTCATTAAGCGTTTAGGCATTAGGTCTTGTTATCTAAGGTTATTGTGACCGTTACACGCATGGTCTTATTGGTTGTTTTAGTTACGGCAGCAGCTGGTTGTCCGTGCATATGTAGCACACCACCACTAGAAGCGGATAACACTCCTACTTCTGCAATAGTACCGTTCCCTTCAGTCGTGCCATAGTAATGCTCTAACGTAATTATGTTATCACTTACTGACTTAGTATCAGGAGCAACCCGTACTATCTCGGTTTGCATAGCAGTATCCGTCACAGCTGGGGTAGTTGTACCACTACCTACTGCTAAGTGGGTCATGTTAGTTGTACTACCTACATTGAGCCACTTACTTACTGCCGCATTCAATCCATTATCTGTAATTAGACTAGTTGCCATAATATCACCTGTTTACCACTCTGCAAAATCCCAATTGAAGTTGTCCCACGTAGGTGGGGAATCAGTAGCAGCTACTGTAACTGCAACTGTCGCACTCATTGGTGCTGTTATCTGGGGCCACGGACCACTGGTGGCATCCACCATTACTACCTGCGCTTGTCGTTCGTCCTTGTCGTATCCTAGTTGGTCTTCGCTCGGACGAAGTATACTGGTCTTCGTTATGTATACTAAGTGTTGCCAACCTAGCATGTCTGTAAATCTGATTGGTGTCTCACTACCTTCTATCTCTTTCAAGAACTCTAGCTGTTCTCTTACTGATTTACTTTCGGCTTCGTTATCTCTACTACGTGAACCACCTAACAATAGTCCTACCTGATAAGCCCTGATAGGGTCAGGTCGTAATAAGAAGCTAGTAGTAAAACGCTCTATCACAGGGGTTTTAGCTGCGTCAGAACCACGGGTTAGTGTAAAGCGTAACCTTAAATGTTTAGAAGTAGTTGTTATATCAGTCTCGCTAAAAGGCAAGACCGTCTTACCATCTGCCGTAATGTCGCCCAAGCTGACAAAGTTAGCACCTTTATCAGTGGAATACTCTACAGTTATCTTACGCCCATCAGAAGTATCTAGGTTACGAGCATCTACCGATACATCCCTATAAGCCTTAAGCATGAATGGTAAGCCACCATCATGGTCAGATGTAGTAAACTGAGCTGAGGCAGGATAAGCAGCGAATGGTGTGTCACGTAGATTAGTGTGTCGTCTACTTCTAGTAGCCCCATCATTCAGATAAGACCTTGCCAGATTACGGGAATACCCACCTGCTTTCATTGTATCGTTAGCATCACCTCGGTATATTTGATGCCAACCGAATCCATTATAAGCAAGCACTTCTGGTAAATCGCTTTCGCCCTGGTCAAACGCTGCATACAAATGGAACGGACCACTCCATATCCAAATCGGAATACCGTGTCCATGCAAGTCTTTATCAGCATCGCCTTTCATCAAAGGGGTCACATCTATCATGTTGCTGATAACACCAGAGGACAAACTGATTTTTACAATCCGTCCTAATATATGGGTGTATAGAAAACCATCGTGGTACACTAGAGCTTTAGCATTACCACTGTATTTTTGATTATAAAAATTTGTAATCTCATTGATATTAGTACCGTCATACCAATAGATACTATCTTCTTTACCGATAATAAGCAGGTTGAAAGCTACACCTAAACCCGTAACATCAGACTCAGGATTACCTACGTTGATAGCTGAGGACCACGTACCACCATTATCGGTGCTGGTCTTTATCGTACTGCCATTACCTAATACTAAGAATACATTACCATCTGGCTTTTCCCAGGTAGCAAAGCAATTAGCTTTTTGTCCTGATGCTGGCTGGGTCCAACTATCCCCATCAGACGAACGATAAAGGTCTGCGCTACTACCAGTAGCGGCAAACACATAGCTACCATGTCGATGTAACCAAACAGCAGCTGCACCGAGTGTCGTTGTGCTATCACTCCAGGTACTATCGTCTGTGGTACGGCGCACCTTAGTGCCAATAGCAGATAATACCGTACTGCTTCCAAAATCTAATATCATTGGAGCAGTAGCTACTTTACTACTATCAGTTGCATTCCAAGCGGAATGTAAAGTTATATTTTCGTTGGTAAAAGGAAATATATTACCATCGCTGTGGTAAATCTTTTTGTCACTAGCAAAGGTTAGTTGGTCTATACCTTCGACCATGCCAGTTTGTGACCAAGCATCCCAAAAACCTTCTCGTACTCTAGCTTCAGTACCAGTGGCAATACGTGGCGCAAAGTCGTCTACACGTTCTGAGTTATATTCTCCAGGGGCAACCATAAACCCAAAGGTTGTGTTGCCTTGTTGGAGGGTTATATCGTGAGTTCCACCAGCGGTAGGCATAATTACGGATTAGTTACTATATTCTCACCGTAACGTCCAACGGTAGATTGACCTGTACCAAAATCGTGTCCGATACCTATCATATGTGGTATATCGCCACGTCTATGCCGCAACTTGCTACGTTCAGCGGCTTGCCTAAACTCACCAACTAGTTCAGCATAAGGCTTGACATCAAAATGCGCTGCCTTTGTAGTCTGTGATAAACACAGCCAGTAAGCTGCATAATTAGTCAGATAATCTAGCGGTAATTCGGCTGATTCGGTAGCTGCACTTATACGGTCTATACGGTCATTGTATTGTAGATGCAGGGTTTTACCATTAAACTCTGCCGTTAAGTCTGCTGGTAGTATAATTGTCCATGCTGTACCATTCTGCCGTTGCTTTACCCTACGAAGTAGAACCTTGGGGTTACTACCGAGGGTTACATAAGCAACCGAAAATCCCCACTCTACTTCTGGGGTTGCAGTAGGTGTATATTCATATGTACTGGATGCTACGGTCAAGCTACTATCTACCTCAACATCTTTTATCTCAGGCCATGCTGAATCTATAGCAGCATTGACTGAGGCTAGTTTCTGGGTAGTAGTCCATAACGCATTACTAGTATCATCGAACAGTTGGTCCAATCTATCTATTACACTTTGTCCAGTAACAGCCATTACTTCTTCCTTCGGGACTTACGTTTCTTCTTTTTGCCTGGTTTTTTATATAGCATTATCGTCCCCTAACAAGCGTACCATACGTTTAGCACTTGCGATGGGCTTACCGCTTCTTTTTAGTGATAAACGGCGTGCCTTTTATAACAGTTACTTTTTTAGGAGGTTTATTAGATATAAACCCACTGGATTTAGCTTTCTCTTTTTTCGCCATCTTCAAATACCTTCCATCCAACAACTATATTTTGTTGGGCTTTTATCGGTCCGCTTTCCATTTCTATCGTATAGCTACTCTGGTATGCTTCCATATCCTGCATACCTGCCATACGGATTGCTTGTCTTAGTAGCATAATAGTAAACCCACACTGATGAAACTGCCACGCACCATCCTGACTACCAAAGATACTGGCCAGCACTGACACATGGAGGTCTTCATTATCTATTATCTGTCGGGCGGCCCACTCCAAAGAGGGGGTAATAACGTATAGTTTGCCCTGTCTGTTCAGTACCTGAGATATGTTACGTAAAGTCGGTACGACAGATAACCTCGGTATGTGTTCGATTACATGGGACATAAACACTGTATCGAACTTCTCGTCTATCTCTAGAGGTTGTGTGATGTCCGCTACTATATCTGGTTTCAGGTCTGGATTTACGTCTAGCGTAGTAATCTTTTCCTTTGGAAATATAGTACGGCATTCGGTCTTGTCCCCACAACCTACGTCCAGAACTCGCATCATGCGGCTAGTTCAGGGTGTTGGTCTTTATATGCTGTAAAGTCTTTTCTAGCATGTGGTACTTCTCGCCAGTGCTGACACACTACTGCTGTATCTACTACTGGTTTGTAGCCCACACGTTCTGCTATCTCACAAAAGAAATGGTCCTCTGTGCGTCCATACTCCATTGCATAAAATGGAAATGCCCGTGGGTCATCATCTTCCTTATGCTTCAGTGGCATTTTCAAAACCATTTCTTCTACTTTAGTGGTTGCTCCATTACTAGAGAACCCTGTATCTCTACTTACCATATCTACATCCTCCTTATGTATTGGTACTATGCTTCCATCGGGGCGTTGGAACTCTATGAAGTTGTCCATAATATCTAAGAAAACTTTCTTCTGTATCAAGGTACAGCCCATACCAACGCTATCTACTTCAGCTATAGTGCCATGTTCATAATCCCACAATGAAGCATACATACCATTTTCATCTCTGATATATGCTAGTGGGTTATGCGGAGGTCTAGCTAGATGATATAGCCCAGCAACAAAGGGTCGGCGCATTGCTAACAGATGTTCAAGCGCACCTTGGGGTGGGACTGTATCATCATCTAAGAACCAGAGCCACTCACTATCACCATGTACAAAACCTTTTGCAATCTTATTACGATTGTGGTCAGTACGGGCAAAGCGGCGGTCATCTAAGATAAGGTTTTTGTTGTGGTCAGGAAGCGCACTACTGACGGCATGTACGTTACCTATCTCTATCTTGCCTTCCTGGGCTACAGATATAAGCTGGGTAAGTACGGGTTGCCACCAATTGTTTGATTGAGCTTTGGAGCAGGCTATGCCTATGTCTACCTTTACGGTCATGTGGCACCTGCTTCCCATTCTGCCATTCGGTCATTAGAGGCAAACCAATTACGTTGAGCTTGATGAAAATCACATAAGGCTATCTTATGTAGATTGGCCATCATGTCATGCAATTGTTTCCCGTCTGGGTCTGACTCAGATGTAGATAAGTGCTTGACCACAACGGGCCGTCCACATCGGCGACATAAAAACACTGGTTCTGTTTGCATCACCGACATAGACGACCTCCGTTGCTTATTCCGATTTTACTCGCCTACTATTATGTAGTGAGAACTGCGTGTGCCTTATCCATCTTGACACAAAGAGAGAACTCGCCAACAACCTCTCCACGCTCATAGTCACCGACTTTAGCCAGTGGCTCGAATGTGAATGGGAAGTATGTGATAAATCCTGCTCTTTCTGAGTCTAGCAGATATACNNTATCTGCTGGTGCCCAGCGGTCCATGATGAGTTTTAGCTCACCAAATGGGGTCATTACATTCTGTATGACCATACCAATTGTATCCTCTGTACGCTCGATGCGCAAGTAGGAACTGGAATCATATAGATTTTTGATGACCTGCATATTGGCTGGTGATACCAAAGCTATGTCTGGTTGTCCACCATCGTTATAAGCTGCTTCCATNCCGTCTTCGATATTTGCCTGAGTTACTGCGGAANCNAAGTCTACAGTATTGTCAGTAACGAANGTTCCTAAACCACCGAAAGCACGGGGTGTAGTTGCGGAACCAGCTTTACGTGCGCCAAGATACATCTGTTTTTCAACAAGACGCATCAATTGTGGCACTGCTTTATTGGATTGGTATTCAAACTCCTCTGGAATACCATACTGAGAAATCTGGTTTTGAGTTCTCGAAACCTTGATTTCCTGATGGAAAATCTGAGTGTAGTTTGAACCNACTGTGCGGTCAGTGAANGCTACAGCGTCAGAGTCATCACCTTCTAGNCGTGCAATACCCACAATAGTGATTGCGGTGTTGTCAGCATGTGTTGCAGCTGAACCACTGTATGCACGGGTAACGGTAATAACCTCGCCGCTTACGCTACTGACCCACATTTGCTCACTTTCACAAAGAACGATGTGTCCAGGTTGGAATATGGAAGCATCATCTACAGTGATAGTGACCTGTGAGTTATTTATGTTGGAGCCATCGTTGATTGCATCAGCTAATGCGCTGTGCGTGTCCTCAAGCCATTCCATCTTGGTAGATTTACCATTNACGAAACGGAATTTNGANCTGGCACCGTCCAAACCACCCAAGGCTTCTACACCTGGAGCGTCTGTAGGGTCAATCAGGTCGATAACATCCGTGATTACACGTTTCTGCGGAGTAGTATCCGAGTAACTAGTAATCGGGCTATCTAAGGGAGCCATAATTTGTTTCTCCTATATATCTANACCAAGTTTGCGGTATTTTTGTCGCAACTCGGTGTGTCCTAGTACGTTGCCCCTNCGTACATCNTTNTTGGCACGCTCATACTGGTCACGTAAGTCACCTACTTTACCAGCAGGTGCCCCACTCAAGCTGTCAAGCTCTCCACTAGCAACTTTCTTGTCTAGTGCGGCTTTCTTTTTCTGCGTAGCTTCGTCTTTTAGACGTTTCTTTTCAGCTTTAGCATCATCTGCCATCGCTTTCTTCGCTACAGAAACCAGCTGTTCAGCATTTTGCGCATTTGCCAATCGAGAGTCGTTCGCTTGTAAGCCATAAGCAGAAGCAATTTGGTTAGAATAGTCAGTCCATGCTTTCCACGCTTGCGCTTGTTGTTGCATAGCGTCATAGGCTTGGGCTTTTTCGCTCATAGCATGACTTTGTTCCCATGCTGCAGCGTCTGTATCACCGACTTGCTCTAGCCGTTGTCTGGCTTGTGAGCGTAGGGTACGTTCCCTCGCTTGGTACTGCTGGTGAACCCTTGCCAGTTCCCTGTCCTTAGATTGATTCCATTCCGCTAACCATTCATTGCGTTTGTTTTTCAGAATGGTGTCCGTATCAGGGGTTTCTGGGGCCGCTGGTACAGATTCTGCCGTAGTTTCAGCTTCAGCCGTTTGCGCCTGTACGGGGGCGATTTCAGCATCTTCCGCTTGTACGGTGTTCGTAGTTTCAGCCACGGTACACTCTCCTTATGTATGATATTGTTTACTACGCCGTCCATTATAACATGGACGGGTCAATCATAATTATATACCAGCTCTTGTGCTACGGGGTTTGTATACCCGTAAAGTTGTAGCTAGGTTAGGTCTAGAACTAGTAACTCTGCGTTCTTGACGTGATGATAGTCTACCACTTTGTTTAGCCCAAATATAATAGGCTTGTTCTAATTCTGCTAATTGACTGGCTGGTAATGTGGCAAGCCATCTAGCTAAATCAATATGGCGTTGTAGAAATGCAGGTCTAGCATACGCTGATAAATCAAAGTAGTCCATTAGTGGCACTAACATAGGGTTTTTGTCTAGTTGCCATTTATTCATTAGGCTAGTCCAGGACAATATATTAGCAGGAGCTACTTGTGGCATCTGCTCTGCTCGTGCTTGCCGTTGCTGATTGCCTTTAGTAGATAAATACTGCTTGAATTGCTGGAAGTTTTCTAACCAGTGTTTGCTATTTAATGCTGACCTACGAGCCGCAACAGTTGGTGATACGCTTTGTACACGTTGATTGTATGGACCACCACTTCTGCCGCTTGTATATTTGCTCTTAGATTTGCTTTTAGATTTGCTTTTAGATTTTTGTTTTTCTTCTTCCTCTACATAACCTGGTATAGCTCGCAAACCCTCTTTATCAATAGCTTCGATAAGAGCATCCATTCCTCCAGGAGTACGTAAACCATCTTCGATTTCCTTTACAAACTTATTAAATTTCTTACTACCTATAACATAACCGCTCGATGAGTGCAATTGGAACAACGCATCTTCTAATATTAAGTATTTCTCTATACGAGGGTCAGCTTCACGCATGGCTATACTTTCTTCTATACGATTTTCATGCCACAGTTGACTAGCAATACCTACTTGCTCAATTATATCCTCACCTAACCATAACGTTCCTACTCGTCTGGCTGTTTCATATACATCTTTGTCACTAACATAAAGGTGGTCTTCCGTAATTACTAATGCTCCCAATGGGTCAGCAGCCAAACGTTCTTCTTCACTCGCTTTTTCTAGTTCTTCTTCTGTCATACCTTTGACATCACGTTTATATAATTTAGGGGTACCGTCTGGGTCAACATCGCCTCCTAAACCCATCGCATGTAACAGGACTTCAATAGTTGGGGCTTTTACGCCATAGACAGCCCAATAAACTTCTTTTATATCTTTTAGATGAGGGTGTTCTTGTACTAAAGCGTCTAGTTCGTTGGGATTAAGAGCTTGAATTGTACCTAATACACGCCAAGCTGGCGTTTCTAAACTAAAACCACCGTATGCTGACCCTTCTTTCATTAAAGCTTCTCGAATAGATGTTGCTTTATGAGACTGTATATAGCCTAGCACTCCCTGCATACCTTTTCTATCTACAGGAAATTCATTATAAAGTTCTGATACCTTAAATTCGTCCCACTCAACTTGACTATTATTTATAGACTCGCTACCAATCATAGGCGCAAAGAATTGCTCCATCAAATCATCTTTATATAAGTCCACATAGGACATATTATCTACTGCCGAAGTGTCATAAGCTAAGGATGCTTGTAGCATAGAGTCAGCTATAGATACTTTGGGTCTATCAACAAAATTGTCAGATTGAGCTTCCCAAGTGTTAGTGGAAGTATTATAAACTGGCTTACCGAGACTATCTAAAGCACTTGGTTTTGGCTCTATAAGTGGTGCGCCTGTGCGTTTAGTGGCGGCTAGTACAGATTTTTCCAGTTCACCTAATGTATTATCAGGAATATCTCTACGAGGTAATGCCTCGCTATGAGGTTTGATTACTCTAGTTCCATAAGCTATAACTTCGTCAGACAATGTGTTATTAAACTCACGCCAAGCAATATTCATTTGAGTTAAACCAGCGTCAGACAACAACTTTCTTCTTTTTGCGTCATCCCAACTATCTTTTAAGAATAAATATTGCAAATAACCATTAGTGGAGCCTGGTATACGAGTTTCCCATTCAGCAAAAAACTCATCTTTCATAACTTGTTCTATTCTAGTATAACTGCCGTAATAAGGTTTCAGCACTTCGCTGTTAGCAATAGCTTCTGCTTCGTCTGTTAACCAATCACGTAAATGCGGATGGGTTAGTAGCATTTGTTCAGCTTTGAGTTGCCCTTGTTCTCCTGAAATTTGATAGTTACTCAAAAGATAGTAGTCACTCAATGCTTCTTGGGTTGCTTTCCCATATTTACCAAGTAGTCGGTCGTATAATTCTCCATACTCATTTTTAGTTGCTTGCCATTCTAATCTTGTAGTACCTACAGGATTACTTAATATCATATTGATAGCATCTATACCTGTTTTCCATGTTTCTTTATCTTTGGCATTCGGAAATACGCCATCATTGTCCCAAAAGGCATTTTCGAGTTCTCGATAATTTTCGCCAAACGCTTCTCTTTTGATTTCTGCCCCACGGGTACCAGGTGGAATACGGCCTAGAACCGAGTATGCAAATTTACGCAATCTGTCTTCCTCACCTAATGTCCTACCAATAGTGCTGAATATATATCCAGGATTTTCGGCATGAATTCTGGTAAGTTCCATTTTTGCATCTCTTTTGTCAGTGGTCGGATTATCCATGGCATCGAACACAGCATTAATTTCTGAACGTAGTTCATCTTGGTCTTTATCGAATATGAGCTGTTCCTGAGATTTATGATATATTCTGGGTCCAACGAAATACGAAGTCAAATTAGGTATTAAATCGTTGGCACGTACCCTGCGCAAAGCCTCATCTAAAGCATCATATCCTGGCTTCATTGCTGGTTGACCATGTAGTGCAAAGCCATTATCTGATGCAATTCGTAAAGCATCTAATGCAACTACATCTGAGATTTCATTAGCTTCAACCATTTTTTGTAATTCTACACCTAACTTTCTTTGCTCATAGTTTGGACCATAAAATCTAGATGAACCATCCCAACCCATACCAAGTAATCCCGTACCTTGTCCGTCAATCAAAGGTATATCGAGTATCGCTTGTTGCGGCGACCAACCACCAGGTTGACCGCCATAGCCCTTAGCTTCTGCTAAGGCAGTTCCTGCTACTATAGCTCTATCTACTGGTCCTGTATAACCTATAAAGTTGAGGGATTCATGCGGATTATCTTTAGCCATAGCCATCGCCATAATGTAAGGGATGTTTATATGTGGGCCTAGTGTACCAAACACATTATTATATAATTCGTGGTTAGCAGTTTTCACTCTTTCAGCCGATACAAAATCACCTTCCACCATCATTTTTAATGGTACTGTTTGCCCGATAATATTAGTGGACACTTCATTGTTACCAAAGACATCATTAAGGTATATATTGTCACGAAGCCATTTGGGCTTGTCTTCATTCCATGTGTCTAGCTCAGATATAAACCGATAAGTAGCACCAATAGCTTGAGGGTCAGTGACGGCTTTGGAAGCCCATTTTGCAAAAGTACGAGTATACCAAAATGGATAACCGTATATTGTGGCTAACAAAGAGTCAAAATTATATTTTGCACCATAATTGTGTAACGCATAGTTTCTAAAGTTAGCACCCCATGACTCTGCTAAATGCCTTACGTCTGTCAATCTGGTAAGCAGTTCTTGTTCGATGGTATTTAATGCTTTAGATGTAGTTTTGTTCATCTGCAAAGTAACATCGCCTACTGGTTCAGCTGTTAACAAATTGACATCTCTAGGTCTATCATAAACATTTAGACGCTTTAGCTGATACTTACGGAAATTTATCAAGTTTTCAATTTTTTCAGGTAATTTTACATCTCGCATAAAATCAGCGTCTGGTGGTAAATCGTTTATGAAATCATCGGTTACATTTAATAATTCATCACCTTCCATCATTATTTGATGCTGATTATAATTTTGTCTATCCTGAAACCATTCATCAAAACCTTTTTGCCGAGCGTTTTTGCTAGTACCATACTTTGTGTAATAATAGCGTGCTATATCTTCGTCAGGTAGACCCACAGAAATACCTGCATGATAAGCACTAGTGTAATTACCTTGACTTGGATTTTCTAGTCCCGATAATAATTCTTTGTTATCAATTTGTTTACCAGACCGTGCTAATTCTTCAAAGGTAGCACTGGTTTGCCGAGACATACCTGGAAGTCCTCCTGGCATGGTAGCCTGCGATGTTACTATAGGACCTTTAATACCTTTACCTTGCACAGTTATAATCTCCCCGTTTTCTAGTTCTACTTTCACACGGGGGGTTTTATTTTTCGACTTGCCTAAAACTTCAACAATTACACCATCACCTTTATTAGTACCTACTTTCAAGCCTCTTTTAATAGAAGTAACACCAGGTATATAATCTATAGTTGTAGTAACAGGTTTTACAAAAGGGGTACGTGCATCATCTAATACAGTAAATCCGTCTATTCCTGCACCCAAAGGTTTGCCTTTAGAGGTCAAGAAAAGATTAAACATAGGTTCTTCAACCGTGCGACCACTTCTTGCAAGTACCTTCTCAATTTCCTTCATGTAGGCATGATGCACACCCTTGTTGTAGTCATCCCACATTTGTGCAGTTGTGTTTATATAATCGGAATCTCGCCACAATGAATTATGAAAAGCATCTGCATCGCCTATGAAGTCGGCAGGTGGGCCATTTTGTTTAAGTGTTATTAATTCCAGTTTTACTTTATCTTGATTACCGACAAGTTCTTGTTGAACCGTTTTTCGTGCAGCTCGAACTCTATTAAGAATGGCCTCAGACTCTGCTTTAGGCATACCTGCATCTACAGCTGCATGTAGTTCACGAGAGAGCCATGCGTCTAGTCCTTCGATGGCAGCATTATTACTGGTATACAATCTATTTTGATTAGCACTGATTTGCTCAACAGTCAAGCCTGCTGCGTCAATTTGGGGTTGGAAATGCTTTCCTAAATCTCTCGCTTCCATTGAAGCTCTAGTCCAGTAAGGATTATTAGTTACATTGGCTAAAGGTTGTGTGTTATTTGCTTGGTCAATCAGTCTTCCTATAAGCAGGTCAATTTCTCTACGTAAGACATTAGGATTGCCGTCAGCTTTTTTGAGTATACGAGTTACTTCAGGTAGTAAATCGCTATCAGCTAGTTTTTTTGACCAATTATTACCAATAACTGCCCCACGATGACCACCTCTAATAGCAGCAAACAGTGCTTTTAGGTCATCAGGATTGGCAACTTGTGTTATAGCATCTGTTAAATCATCTGCTACATCTGGCGGTAAGACCTCTCTTGCTCTCTGAAGAATATCTTCGTAGGCTTGACCTGAATGAGAATACTTATTCATAATTTGTTTTATGCCAGTAAAAGCAGCGAGTTTACCAGCCAGTTTTTCTGCCCATTGTGCCAGCCTATAACCAGGCAGGTATTTATCTACGGCACTTTTAGGTTTGCCGCTTTCCCCAATAGTAGATACAGCTTCATCAAAGTCTCGCATACCCATACCAGCTTCGGCACGTTCTACTGGAGTACCCCAATGGTTATCGTACTCTCTACTATAAGTTACAATAGTTTTACCGTTTTTATCTGTGTACTGTGAAGCAACACGTGGTCCGAATACATTGTCTGCATGTTGTGACCATAATATATATTGGTCTGTCACAAAGTTACGTGCAGCGTAGCCTGGGTTTAATCCTAAATGCAGCCATTTCGCCGCAAACCCTTGTACTCCCATCCATCCTCGCCACAATTTATTGCGTTGCAAAAAGTTTTTTGTATCTGCACCAGTTACTTTTTGTGCTGCTATTTCTATATGGTCGAATAATATTTGTGCGTCTTTGCCATCACCTTTTTTAGCAGCATCCCATAAATAAAGTAGTTGATTGCGTTTAGTTGGTGTATTTAGCAACTCACTACTAACAGCTCGAAATATCATGCCGCCTTCACTATCAACTATACTAACGGGAGTTACATCCTTTCTGATAGATGGAGATAATGTTTCTTCAAACTGATTAGCTGTACGTCTACCTAAACCATACTTCTCTAAAGTTTTGCGTGCCTTATTTGCAATTGTATCCACACTGCTGTCTAGGTCTGCAATAGCCTCAAATAATACTTTACGGTCTTTAGCATTTGGAGCTTGTTCAGCTATTCGACTAAGCATAATAGAGCTTTCTTGCATAGCCAATGATGCCCGTGAGCCAGGCTGTAATTGGAAGAACCATTTAAGCCCAGGTACATTACGTAAAATCTTTAGTCTGCTAGGCTCTATTAAACCCTCACCACTTTTAAGATTTGTTACTACCGTATCTAATGTCTGGTTGATTGGCCGTAAATTACGAGCTGCTATTGCCTCTATGGTTTTTAGATGATGTCGTCCTTTGAAAAGTCCGCTGACTATTATTGCTGGGTCATATTTACCAGTAGCAAAAAACAATGGAATAGAAGCCCATAACGGCATATTGTTGATGGCTTCCTCTCCTTTTTCTTTGTTATTGCCTGCAATTTCCCAATCCCATTGCATTATTGGTACTGCATAATCAGTATCCCTAGGTATACCGAAGCCTGCCAACCAAGCTCTTTCAAAGTCAGCCTGTTCACTGTCTAGACCCTTATCAATAATCATTTGTTCTAGTGCATCTGCCTGATTTCTTTGGGCTAAATGCAAGTAAGCACCCACAGAGTTATAAAGGCCTTCAAAATACGGCTGACTAATAGCTTCTCCGTATCCACCGAGAACTATATCGTCAAATAGTTTGCGGCCATAAGTCCATTTGCTAACTTCACGGTCTTTCCATTCAGGGTCAGACTCTGACAATCTGACTAGTGAGTCATAGCCTCTTTCAATTTCACCCCATACACTTTTTTGTTTATCTGTAAGACTACTCCTGTTTTCTAAAGCGGATAAATCAGTAACTAATAAGTTTTTCTGTTTATCTGTAAGGGAATCAACGTCAAAACCATATGCTTGTGCTAATTCTGCTGATTCTTCATTAATAGTATTTGGTAATACATTGTCTCGCCACTCATTGAATTCTTTACCGATTAGTGCTAAAGCAGGTCCACCATCTCCACGGGCTATATTACCCAAAGCACCACTACGTATAAGTCCACGGCCAAGTGGCGAATTTATGAGTTGTAAGAGCTTGGCACCACCTGCACCAACTGCACCAGCCGTACCAAGTGCTGCAACAGCAGGGCTAGTAAGTGCCAAAAGTGCGGCTGAACTTAGTATTGAAGGTGCTAGTTTCACCCCTTTTTCTAGAATATTATCAGTTTCCTCAATACGAAAAGAGTCTACAATATCGGCCCAATCCATACTGCTGTCTGCGCCTACACCGTGTGTTCTCCATTCATTTTTGTCGTATGGACCTTCTGCTGATAAATCGTCTTCAAACATAGAGGACATCCATGACTGAAGATTGTGTCCCCAACCAGGTCTATATGTATCTTCAACACGAGCTATATCGTGGTAATTGATATTATCAGTAGGAGGAGCCTTGACAGGACTAGTAGGTCCTAATCCATATCCTGTGTTAGTTGGTGTGGCTGGTTTAGGTTTATCAGTGCTTCTGCTAAATAGTTCTGCTATATGTCGAGCAATTGGGTTGTGGCTGGGGTCAATTGCATTAGATATGGCAGTAGGCAAGAACGCATCTGGGTCCATGCCAAGTGGGTCTATTCTAGCTCTTTCAGATTTATCTGGTTTGGGTTTAGAAGGTACCCAACCGCTGTCTATTTCGGGTATACCAGTAGTATCAAACTGTCCTAAATATTCGTATTTAGGCTTTTTTTTCGTTTTACTCATTTAGTTACGGAGCTACAACGCCTGGATATTCTATTTGTAAGCCAGGGGCATATCCCATGCGACCCATTAACCACTGTATCCATCTACGAATAGTTGGGTCGGTTAGTTGCTCAAAATCCGATTCATCAAAAATAATGTTGCCTTCTTCGCCTTCAGGACGGGTGTAGCTTGTGGCACCATAATCACCGTACACGCCTTGGTCTATGAAACCCTGTGATTCTAACCACTGGTTTAGGCGAGTACGAGCTGGTATTGATAACTGCTCTAATCCTCTGGTATCTAGTTCTAAAATGTGGTCACTCAAAGCAGCGTCAGGCGATATAGAAGGTTCTCCTTTTGGTACTCCTGGTACTTCAGGATACTGACTTAAAGTAGGGTCGGTATAAATAGGCTGACCAAAAGCGTCATAACCATAATTAGCTTGTTGTCCACCTTGTGCAAAAGAGCCACCACCACCGCCGCCACTCATAATCCAGTCACGTATTTGTTGTCGTTCTAGTTCTGCTTGTCTTTTCCGTTGTTCGTCTGCAACTACAGCTCTAAATTCTATCTGTTGAGGTGACCAATAAGCTCCTGCTGGCTGATTTGGATTGCGCCAATCTGGATTAACGTATGTGCCAGGGTCGAACTCATCGTATATACCAGTTTCAGGCTGATAGTAACCAGGAACATAGCCAGGTGCATATATATCAATACCCATATGCTGTCCGAATTGTTCAGGCGTAAGTGCATATCCATGCTCCATTAACCAGTCCTGATTAGCTTGCATCCATGCTGGGTCGCCTCTAAATCCTGGTGGTTTTTTGTATACTATTGTACCCTGTCCAAACTGAACAGTATCACGCCACGGTTCAGTAGCAGACTCTTTCCAACTAAAGTCAGGTTGTTCACCACCGCCACCGCCACCGCCACCGTCATCTTTTTTGTCATCAGATTGGGGATGACCTGTAAAAAGACCAGGTTGAGCCATGCCTTCGTATGGGTCTGATGCAAGGTAATCTGCATCAATGCCAGACCCCCTAGTGACAATATTATGCTTATCGTACACACTACTATCGTAAGGCTGTCCCACTCTGGGGAAGCCTCCCTCTGGCTCGACATCAATTCTTGTACCAGGATGTTGTTGTTTGATTGACTCTAGCTGCTTTTGTGCGTCTTCGGCACTTTGTATGATAGATGCTTGAGCTTCTAAGTGTTGCTTCATCCAATCTGGTTGTTGGTCCCACCAAGGGGCACCATAATACTCAGCTACAGCTGGATAGTTTTCGTCATCCATTATTGGCCATTGATTCCATCCCATCGGCATAATATTACTCCTAGCTACGTGGTCGTCCGTAGGCTACACGTTGATTCTGGCGGCGTTGTAAATCAGGTAAATCAGGTATGGCATCTTCAGGTGCCATACTCATCTGTGTCGGCATAACTTCAGGCGGTACGCCTGGAGCTGCTCCGTTCTGTGGTATTAGTTCTGGCGGTGGCTGGTTCTCTACCTGTTGCATCATAGCAGGCATTTGTCCACCTTGTCCTAAAGCCTGGGCTACCTGTTGTTTGACCATTAGTTTGACCAGTTGTTCTATTTTCTCAGGAGCCATGTTCGGCATATTTTCAGGATTTTGACGCTTCTCTGCTAATTTTACCACTTCTTTATTCTCTTGGACCCATTCTTGCTCAGATGCGGCGATAGAGGTTTCATTTATTTCCTGTGATTGAGCTGGTAATAACTGCTCTCTAATCCTCTGGCGTATCAGGTCGGGATGTTCAAACTCCAGCATCTCCAGAATACTCTGGTCGTCTACTAGTGGTTTGCCATCTACACCTGGGGTACGATAGGCTTGTGCGAGTTGCGACTTGACCATTCGGTCTTGCGGTAACTCTGGGGTTATACTTACTGATACGTGGTTACGTCCATCCACATCGTCAGGCTTTATATCAATAAGCATCGACTTACGTGAACTAGAGCCATACACGCTGGCTGCATCGCCAGCTGGTACTTGTAAGTTGATACCGTCCATCAAGCCAAATTTCTCTACTAATTGTAATTTATGTGAAAAGTCCCAACCCATAGCTAATTCAAGATTGGTCTTCTTATCATGTATCTTATCTAAAACCTGTGATAATACTTGGGATACGGCAAAGCCTGATTGTAAACTACTAGGTTCGGCACCCCATGCTATCTCAGGAATACCACCTAATTGTTCATCCGCTTTGAGCCAACCCATCAACTGTGATAAGACTTGCGCATTGGGAGTTGGTGAAATGACTGTTACTTTAGCATCGGGTGGTATATTACTTTCCACCCCAGGCATTCCAGAGTCTAATATAACTGCCTGACCTGTAGCCGATTGCACCAAAACCTTGGGCCAATAGAACAAATCTACACCAGTGGCTAATTTACTAGCGGCAGCGTATTGTTGCTTAAGGCTGTCCATAATAGGACCAAGCACAGAGTTATAAGCCCAGCGCATATCTGCCAAAGGTGTGTCCATGCAATGTGCTTCTGATATAGGCACAAAGCCATAATCATGTTTGTTGGTCCACACCAATTGTTCATCTATCAATAGGGCGTGCCACTCTTTATCCCAATACTCTATTACGGGCACTTTCTCATTTTCATCTTCAGGTAGTTCGGGCATCTGCCGTTTCTTACTACCTTGTAATCCTTCTAATTCCGACCTTATGTCCCAGACATAACGCTTATATTCTTTGGTGTACCAACCAATACCATTCTCACCTCTAACGGTATAAACCATATTAGGGTCAGTGACGATAGTTCTGATAGGACAATACTCGCTATCTATCATATTCACATCAAAACGAGTTTCAATAACTGCTCTACCACGCAGGAGGTACCAATATACAAAATCCCTCCACGGGTTCTTTTTAGTTTCCATCATGTACTGGCGTTGATAACCAAGTAGCCAATTCTCTAGCTTCGAGCAGGCTTTCATTTCTTGTTCACCTGTACTACGGGGTATTACCTGTACTTTAGTAGTAGCTCTTACATTGAGTAAGGTGAGGAATTTTTCCAGTATAGCTCTAGCACGGGCAGGCCGTAGCTGGGTAGCTCGCCCACCAGCAGTAGACATATCTGCCGCATCACGGGGTACATTCCACTTAGCCGTAAATAACTCCTCTACTTCTTCTGAAAAGTCAATAGCTTCATAATATAAATCACGGGCAAAAGCGTGTTGGTCTAATACCCATTGTGCGTCTTGTGGCTTTTCTTTTCTAGCTGGCATTAACGTGGGTTCCAACATTGTCTAAAAAACATGAGCATAACTTTTTCCTATTCTCTTCATATTCCCCATGTACTTTGGTGTTCGTCTGTCAGGGGAAAGAAACAGTTGCTGACCTAGGAAGTGTTGCAACCAATCAGGCGTTTTGATGCGAGGCGAACTTTGCCATGTCGCATACCCACGCTCTCGTGGATGGGGATTTACCGCGCTCCCAAGTTGAAACATTGGGGTGGATTGCCCCCAGAGCTGACCTAGGAACTGTTCCAACCAATCAGGCGTTTCATCAAATTGTGTTGGTGGATAATACGCTCCAGTCCATCCTGATTGTGGTGGTGGATACTGTGGAGAGTGCCAATTGGTTTGAGGGTAATTGGAAGGACCACCTTCGTTCATAGTCTCCAAGTTTTCAAATGTGGTTGGAGAAAGGTTAGCTCCTGTTACTGCGCCTGGTGCAACGTATGCAGGACCAGCCATACCAGCGGTAGCTGGATTAGTGCCAGTTACTTGAAAGCCTGGGTCTGCTAAAGGGCTACCTCCCAAAGAGGCAACAGTTACTGGAGGTGGATTATCTCTTAAATATGCTGCTTCCTGCTCATTTTGCAAATCCATCAGATACTGTGAAGCACTTCTTTCGTTAGAAGGTGGCGCAACGTAATGTTGTGGTGGTTCGCCGTAATTTAGCCACGATGAGCCATTACCTAAAGAGTCGCCTCCACTCACCCTAATTGGACTGCCTAGTGTTGTTTGTGGAGGATGGTCTATTTTCGGAACGTATGCTGGGGGTGCTTGCTGTCCACCCGCTTGTCCTCCAAACTTTTGCATCGTTGTTTCTAGAACGTTTTGTCCCCAATTTGTAGTTGGGTCAAAACCGCCTGGGCCGTAAAAGTTGTCAAAAGGTGCCATATTTAGCCCATAAATGTGGAGACTACATTAGCTAAGTCTTGATAGTATTGACCAGCCATTGTACTAGGGTCACGCTCCGTCCAAGTATCTAATAAGTGCATGAGAGCATTCATTACATCGGGAGCTGCCAGTTGCATTTGTGGCTGTTGCTCTGCCATCATTTGTTGTAGTAGCCATTCTGGGGGAGGACCACCTGGTGGCGCACCAGGCATCGGTCCACCAGGACCCATTGGTCCACCAGGCATTGGGCCTGGCGGCATACCACCGTTCGGTGGGCCGCCCATAGGTATCATCGCCATAATATCTCCTATAGTCCGTATGCTATTTCGATTTGTCTACCGACTGTTTGACCAGTCGGTTTTTGAGCATCATATGCACTATTACTCTTTTGAGTAAGTAAGTGGTCAGACGCTCTCCAAGCCCAGTATACCGCATCCAGCGTATCATCGTGGGCTGCTTTATCCCCAAAACGGAGCCATTCGTCCCGAAATGTCTTCAAAAACGTGGTTTGAGCGTCACTCACCTTCACTCTACCGAACTGAAAGTCAGGTAACATCTGATTGATACGCTCGGCTTTGCCNTTGATNGCCTTCCTACCAATGAGTGGTAANCGCAATCCATTCTCTCTCATACGGCGCATCAGTGCTTGATAGAACACCTCACCCCCNGCATTAGTTTCTAAATATATNCGCTGGGGATTATCGTAAGAGGCCATACTAAACAGGACGTTCTCAGCCTCAGATTGATTGACCCGACCTACAAAGCCATCCTCTACTACCAGCACAGGACGGGTATCTACTATCTTAGCAATCGCAAAATTGTCCCCTTTTCTATAACGGGTACCAATCATTGACTGTTGGGTAATAGCGAAATCCACCCCATAGAAGCGATTGAACTCTAATTTTATCCATATCTGGGGGAAATCAGTCAGATACTCAGCTTTGAGTACATTACCTTTAGTGGCGTTAGCATTAGCTAGATACACTAGCTGGAAGTCTACCTCACCTACCTCAGCCCGTCTGCGTTCCAAACGCTCCAGAGGCCATTGTTCAGGCCAATAGCTTTCATCATTCTCTATCGCAGGATGGACAAAGACCTGATACATCTTCTCGCCTTCATACTCCACTGAATCTAAATAACCAACAATATCCTTACCATTCCAACGGGTCTGCACAATCACGGCATGGGCATCTTCCATACAACGGGGTAGGAACGTATCTTTTACAAAGTCTACGGTCTGGACACAAACTGTCTCAGAGCTTTTACTCTCCCTATCATGCAAGTCATCGCCAATAGCAATACCAGTCACACGGCGACCATTCACACTACTACTGCCGACACCACCAGATGCGAGGGTCGGGTCCTTCTTAGTAGCGGTAAGAAGTGCCCAATTATCCATTGAGGTGTCTTTTACCTCATAGCCGTCACGGCTCCAGCCTAGCTCTTTAGCAGGAACTACGTTCGGAAATACCAATTTGAACTTTTCGTTGAANTCTATAACGTCTGCGACCCTTCTAGCTATATTGTTGGAGAGGTTCTCCCCTGCACTACAGATAAGATTGGTGGTCCAGGGCTTNTTCCCTATCCACCAGCTTAGTAATATAACGGAAATNATAGTGGTCTTAGCACTTTCGGGGGGTGCTACGATAACTACCCGTNTATTNCCTAATACCTCTGTTATCCATTTTTTGTGGACTGCGGACGGNATAACGTCAAATACTAGCTGGGCGTAGTGGCACACGCTNTCCACGTTATCGCCTCTAGCCGATGCCGCTAACAGTTGTTCTAGCTGCTCCTCTGGTGAGAGAGATTCTAAATAATTTATACCAGAAGTCTTTTCGCCAGTTAAAACGATTTTTTCTTTTTTGGGCTTTTTACCCTTAACTGTCTTTGTCTTCATTTATCTGGGCAAGTAGTATCTGAGCATCACGAGCATCAATCTGGATAACGGTAGCAGGACCACTAGCTTCAGGCTGGGCGTTAGCCCGTGGTAACAGGTCTGCCGCCTGTCCTACTAGGCGTGCGGCCTGCGTACTACCCCGTTCTTTCGAGCTGGCAAGCTCGGCTTGCGTTTTGACTATCTGTTTCCAGGCTTGTTCTACAGAAGCTCCTGTTTTCCGCTTGTCTAACGCATCCACTAAGCCTTCTGCCGCCGCTTCTCTGGCACGCTCCCAACGGGTGTTAGCGGCTTGTACAGCTGTGCCTTCAGGACCGCCAGTAAACTGGTGCTTTTTGATGATTTCGTTGTTTCCACCCCGTTTTAGGTTAGCGAGGCTGTTTTTGTGGACTGCCATCGGTTGCAGTATACCATGAAAGCAGGTAAGGAATGTACCACATTACAATAAACATCAGTGGTTAGGAAAACTGTGAAAATTTTGTTGCGGCACATGGTTGGTGGCAGTAGACTATTAGATGTCGGTGGTAGGGGTCTGTGTACGCTAAGTGCTAGATGGCTGGAGGGCTAGATAGTTGGCCGTCTACTGCCGTCCGAGACCAGTATAGCCTACACCACCACGCGCGCCAGCCTGCGCCAGCCTACCGCCACCGCCAACCGAACCCAGCCTAGACTAAGCCCGATGCCTATACGCAACCTGCCTATACGCAAGCTGGCTATACGCAAGCCGAATGCCTATACGCATACGCCTGGCTGTATGCCTATGCGCAACGCCTGCGTTGCCTATACGCAATCCAGCGTAATCTTGCGTATAGCCCTGTTATCACTCCGATTGCTGACCGAACTGGTTACTTGTTGCATAGGGTTTTTGCCCCTGTCTACCATTGCATGCGCTCCGATTGAATGCGCTGATACATCTATGTATACCTGCGTTACCTTGCTTTGTTTCTTGTTCTCTTATAGTGGGCTTTGTTGCTTTGTTTCCTTGCCATTATTAAGTGTGCATGTGGGTCGTTTTTGGCGGTCTAATTTAGGCTTGCCTAAACTTTACCATGCACTAATTTCGAGTGATTTATAAGCAATTGACAATACCAATATTATCCCTGGTTCTTGCCTGTAACCTTAAAATTAAATCCCACTTACTAATCTGCCCTTGCATATATCTTGATATCTGTTACCCTTGTGGCACGTCGGCAGTCATTCTGCCGCAGAATTGGAAACAAAGTTTTATACAATTGAATAGATGCCTAGCGGTCAATGTTGCAATAGATGACCCGTCCAAAGTTTCTATAATTTGGTTGCTTGTTAGTAACTCGCGGCATATCTGAGAATTGATATGTTAGACAAAGAGTAAATTGGGCGTATGCCTGTATCAGCCGCACATGAGAAACTTTACTCTTGCAAGTCCTCGAGCTAGGAACAAGTATAAAATAATCGGTCTTTGTAACCTCTTGCGAATCCGCTAATGAGTATCTGCGGATATTCTCACAATCTACTCAACACATAGCGCAAATGATAAGATATAAAATCTAAAATATCTTAGTCAGAACTATAGACTTATTTTATATCATTGCCACATTTGAAGTCATCTAACGCATACCTAATTCTTGACCGTGTGTATTGGTGACGACCTCCACATTAATAAAACTTTCAATACTCCATATGATGCACACTAGCACCATCTCCCATAATAGCGACAGGCTATTGCGTGTTAGTGTGTATAAATGGGTATATTGAAATACCCACATTGTAACCACTTACGGAGGGACTATATCCATGAGTAAAACCCATAAACACACAGTAACACGTTCAGCACCTGCACGAAGTAAACGTGCAAGCAGCCGTAAAAACAGGCAGTATGTAAAGCTCGCTATACGTACTGGTCAGTATGATTATACGCAATCCGATAAGTATCGCATCCGATAAGGGAGGATAACATGCAAAAAACATACATGTACACGCCTGAATTAACAGGTATCAAAAACAAAGTTAACGCTACACATTTTACACTCACCACTAACGGCAAGAGTTACAAAGTGCCTACTTCTACCCTGCTCAAGCAATTCAGCAATGCGGTTGCACTGGAAAGTCCTGTTGTAAGTATGAAAGCAGGTAAACAGGAATTTGACTGTTCAATCCTGCATGTGGCTATCAAGTTGGCGGTAGCTATTGACTGTGCGGGTGACCTTGGTGCAATAAATACGAAGTTTCGAAACATGGTCAAGAAGGGCACATTGCGACAGGATAGTATTTGGGTCTTGTGTATACATGGACTGAAGGATTTGGTACTGCCTGACAAGNCCAACCTCAAGGCACTTGCTNANNTGAGCAAGGGCAAGGATGTTATACAAACCACGCACGTATGGCAAGCGCAAAGATTGCTGAACTTTGTGAAACAATTCTAATGACTACTCCAGGCGTAATACACATAAGCACGATGACAGGTAAGCTGGAGCATATACCAGCCATAAACACTAACACACTGAGCAATGCGTTTTGTCAGTCGATGCAGCGCAAGCCTGACAACGTGATATGCAGGGATTGTTACAGTTGGCAAATGCTGGAAGGGTTTCGCAAGACTTGTGTGCCTGCGTTTGAGCATAACACTGAGCTACTGACTGAGCGTATGCACTGGGACGACTTGCCGAGATTGCATCACTTACGGGTGCGNTTTCATGCACATGGTGAACTGATAAATTTTGACCATCAACTGAACTTCCATGATACAGCACGTAAGAACCCTGATGTTACTTGCTCAATCTGGACAAAGCGCAAAGATATTATCAACAGGTACAACGCTGAGTACACACGCCCTGACAATTTCATACTCATCTACTCAAATCCTATCAAGGACAACGTGATGGAAGTACCACCTGAAGGATTTCAGAAGGTATTCAACACCATCACCCAGGATGACACACGTGAAAACTGTTTTGGCAAGTGTATTAACTGCCTGATGTGTTACGATGTCGCCAACACAGAAGTATGTATAGTCGAGACAGTGAAAAATTACTAGCACAAGGAGGTGTAAGCATGGACAAACGAACGCCTGATGAACTCAGTCGCAAGGAGATAGAGGCACGCTGGTNAGCAAGTGTGAAGGANGCTGACAAATGGCATAAGAAANACACTGACCTCAAGCGTGCGGTTGGCATTATGGAATTTCCCAACCTAAAGTATAANGTTAGAGTTGAGTATCACTATAACAATAAGCACGTATATCCAGANTGTGACATAGGCAAGACGTTTGCCGAAATCGCAGGTGATAAAACTATTACTAAACGTAACAGGGAATTACTTGCAAAGATAGGTATTGTAGCTGTAAACGTAACGCCTGACCCATTAGATAACACCTAAGGAGGTGACATGATGAATAAATCTGAAGCCATAAACGTAGTAGTGGATATGCTTGTCGCTGAGATGATACCTGAAGTTGAGAAAGCACATAGCGTGCACACGCATAAAAATCACTTTGACAAGTACATGGGCTTGTTTGTGAAGTGGGATGAGATGCTTGCTGACATGCCTCTTAAAATGAGTAGGGATGTCCGACTGGAAGTTATAGGTAGACTGATGATAAAAGCTGGAGCAAATGAGCAAGGCGTTATTGACGCAAGGAGGTGGGTATGAGGTATGTACACAGGTTGCTGTGCTGGGTAGCTGATAACAACGACAAAATATTTTACCTTGTCAATGCCAACATGTACTGGAAAGTTAATCAGGTCTTGGTTGACTGGGATAAAAAATATCGAGGCACGTATAACTATCTAGGTAGCGCATACTTCTGGGCTTATGAGTATAGACACCAACTACGTCACTTCCACAGTTATCCCAGGGGTACACGTATGCTACGACTGTTACACACAGCAATGCTAGACGCTCAGATGGACGTAGCAGGTGTGAGTGATGCACACTTGAGATTGATTATGGACTTCGCATATGCACTAGACCCTAACGAACGTTGGTAACATAGTCTAACCCTAAGGTTAGAAGGAGGCAACATGAACGGAAAATTTTATTTTGACGGCATGGTAATACATTGCACTAGACAGGATTTTAACATGATACACGAGGACTACAAGAACGACAGTCCAGGCAATGAGCGTCTGCTTGATATNGACCCAGTCACTGGAGGTACTATATCAGTACAAGTTAGGTTTACTGATGAGGAGGTGCAACATGAAAGCAATAGCTAACTGGCTGTACCTAAGCGTAACGGATGGAGACTTCTGTAATGACTGGCTTGGTCACATGCCTTACAAGCTAGGNAAGACTTTGTATGAGGTATCNGGCTGTGGAACACGTATGTCGGATGACACTGTGTTCTTGTTGACGATGATACCAATAACAATCGCCATATTCACATGGCACTATATCGTACTGCGCAAGGAGGCGCAAACATAATGGAACAATCACAGGTAACTACAGTAAAGAGTTTGATTAAGTATCTTGAGAAGTATCACGACCAAAACGATGTAATCGCATACACTGGCATTGACAGATTTACAATACGAGATTGGGGACTTGAACGAGGTGAACGAATACCCGAAACCGCTTGTCTAGAAATCGTAACAAACTTTCCAGATTATGCGCCTAGTCTCAGAGAAATTGTTGATGAACAAATAGATGACCAACTTGAAAGGGAGGTGTAACTATGACTGAAATATTGTACACGGACGATGGACAATGGTGGNATGAAGGTGACGCTGAGTTATACATCAAACACATGGATGTACCCGAAGCTGATTGGGAGCTTTTTGATGAGGGCAAACTTACCATGCAAGACTTGATAGACCGACACGGTGATGAGTAACGTAATGCACACAGCCTCTATCACGGCTATGTATGATGACTGGATAACGTCAGAGTACCATGATATGCACCGTGATAGAGATAGACTAGAGTATTTTGGTTGGAGGCGTACGCCTCCAACCAGTTACAAACCTAAAGACAGTCGCATGTTCGAGCGAATAAAGCACAAGGAGGTGCAAGATGAGTAACCAAACAGATACGATAGCATACTGGGAACAACAAGCAACCCAGAAGTGTGGTGGTAAAATTGTAGACAGGATTGAATACTGGCAACTCGAATACAATCATGCGCCAGTGATTATATTCGGTGATGGAACGTACTTGATTGCAATGAGTGATGATGAGGGCAATGATGCTGGAGCTTTACATACTTCGGATGAAAATTTCCCAATCATCCCAACCATCTGAGGCGATAACATGGACAACGAAATAGCACCAAAACATTCAATGAATTGGCTCAAGACGGCTCATGTATATCAGTGTGATTGTGACCGAGAATTACGTTGTGCTATATGCAACAAAGAATTGGACGAACGTCAAGCTGTGCTAACTGCCGAACTCACGTTGTGTTTGTATTGCCAGGATTTAAAGGAGGTGAGAAAATAGATTATGAAAATTTTAGTAGCGTGTGAGTACAGTGGTAGAGTAAGAGATGCAATAAGAATTGCTGATGTAAATCAAGAGCATCACGTAGTGAGTGCTGACCTACTACCATGTGAGTCTCCTAACGTAGGCTTTCACTATCAAGGTGATGCACTCGACCTTGCCTACGGTGAACATTGGGACATGATGATAGCACATCCCCCCTGTACGTACCTTAGTAACAGTGGGGTATCATGGTTGCATCGTCAGAAAGGACGCTGGGCAAAGCTAGATGAAGGTGCTAAGTTTTTCAAGGATTTACTTGACGCTCCTATCAAGCGCATTTGTATTGAAAATCCAATCCCCCACAAGTATGCAGTCCAACGTATAGGTCGCAAGTATGACCAATTAGTACAGCCGTACCACTTTGGCGAGGATGCTAGTAAGGCTACGTGCCTATGGCTAACGAACCTTCCCAAACTAAAACCAACTAAGGTTATTCTCAAGTCACGTTACGCCAATCAGACTCCGAGCGGACAGAATAAACTCGGACCTAGCGTAGACCGTGCCAAGCTACGGTCACTTACATATCAAGGTATAGCTGATGCTATCGCAATGCAGTACACACAAGGAGGTGTGATATGGATGACACAAGAGTTGTGGTAATGAACGACAATCTGAAATTGTTTTGGACACCAGCTATGTTTGCTGGAGATTTCAGTATAGTGGAAGTCACTGCCGAGCAAGACCAAATCTTGAATGAAGCAGCTGACTTAGATAAGTGTGTTGGAATACTGGAGGCAGCGATTGAGGCTGGTAAATCTACGGAGGTGGATGTATGAGACACGGCTGGATAGATACACTAGGCTGGATGGTGATTACCCTGGGAACAGTATACTTTGGAGCGCATTTTATATACTGGTTTTTCGGAGTATAGTATGAGGTATGAAAAAACGCAGATACCACAAGGCCGATGTGGAGCAAGCCAAGATAGCACGTAGCTGTATCGAGTATTGCTTCTGTACTGGAGAGAGCAAACGATTTCCGAATGTCACCATCGGTGATAAGTGGAAACGTGCCACTCACATGGAATTGTTTGCTCTCGACCAGACCATGTGTCCTGATATTAAAAAGTTGACAACTTCTAATCCGTAGTGTATTATCCATGTATGGACAAAGAACGGAAGGTCTGGGTGTCGGCTCAAATGACCCCCATGTTACGGTATCAGTTGCAATACTTTGCGGACGAACACTCCATTACTAGGAGTGAGGTAGTACGTAGGGCGTGTGAACAGTATTTGGGTACGTATGAGTTGGATGAAGTGTTAGACAACCATGCCGCTTGGATACGTACATCAGAGAAGCATGTTAATTGACAGGGAGGTGTATATGCCTACAGAATATCACGACCCCGATATAGGGGAGATGGGTGAGTGGGTTGCTATATCTAGATTGACAGGTCGGAGGTTTTATGCTCCGATTAGACGTGATGCCGAACAAGCCAGGGATGAGGATGACAGGATTTTCAGCCGTCATCATCAGGGCGGTCTTATTAACTGGGTTATTAGACCCGACCAACAATAGCACACTTGCTGTTATGTGCGGATATGCACAAAGAGCATAGTCCCTCTAGATACAAACGTATATCCGCACAAAAGAGTGAGTGTTCACTCTCTTGTTGCCATCAGGCAATGAGCATAAGACTTTTACTTTAGTATGGTGCAGACGGGATAGCTGTTAGGTCAACCTGAGTGTATGCCTAAGTATAGAACAGCTATCCCAGAAGCATAAAGGAGGTAAATTGTGAAAGAGTTAGTCAGAGGCGTAGNGGAGCTGTCGGCCTGTTGTGAAGGTCAGGTCGATGATTATAGCTCAGTTCAATACCCACCTTCAGTAACAGCGTACTCACGTTGTCGTGAGTGTGGCGAAATGAGTAGAGTTATGCTATTAGATACCCGAACAGGGGAGGAGGTCAATTATGACACAGCATACAGAAGCACCGAGTAGCATCAATTTCAAGGGCAAGACTAGTGTAGGGTGGGAAGTAATGTTCACCCTTAGAGATGAGAGCGAGGCGCATCTGCTGGAACGCTTTAGGATGTTTGCAGGTATCCTATTAGAGAATGGGATTGAACCAACTGGTAAGACCACAGCAACTAATGGCGCACCACCTACATTCACTGCACCTAATGGCGCACCACCGATGACACCAGCCCAGGTAGTAGCTGACACGGCTGAGACTGACACGTTTGCAGCATCGAGTTTAGTGTGTAGCGTCAATGATGGTAAGACGTACTATAAGGTACAGGGTGGACCGTTCACTAAGTTTGGAGTTACGGTTTGGCCAGAGACTATTGCTCACATCTTAGACTTAGACCAGCTTGACCCAACCCAGACCTATGACTTGACTGGATATACTTGTACGTACCTTCGTGTAGATGGTAAACCAAAGAAGGTGACAGCTTTAATTAAAACATAATGTCTAAGGAGGTTGTTATGACTAGACGTGAAGTTATCGTAGTTATGATTGCGATGTCCATGATGGCAGGGTTTGTAACTGGCGTTGTTATCTGGAACACCTTTAGAGGAAACGAAGTGGAGCAACCAGCAGTTTTGGTTGCTCCTGCCGTAGCTGTAGAAACCAATACACCAGTACCACCTACACCAACAGTACAACCTACCACAGAACCACAGCTAAGGGCAAGGCTGAGTTATTATTGGCCACCTAATCTTGGTCCGAACTGTCATCCCGACAACGTGGTAGATGGGCAATGTACATCCTGGCTGACTGATGGTAAGCGATGGCATCACTGGTCGTGGTGGCACGAGCGGTATGCAACAGTGGCCTGCCCTCGTGACTGGAAACTTGGTACGAAATTCTACATCCCTGCGCTCAAAAATACTTATCTGTGTATTGATAGAGGTGGAGCTGTTTATACCTTAGAGCATGACGGTAGTGTGAGGCTTGACATCTTACAGCGTGACCCAATCTGGGTACCAGACGGAGAAGTTGTACGTGATAAGTTCTCACCAGCAGGCTCATACATCGTAGATGTGGTGGTGGTGCAATGAGTATCAAGATAATGAGCATGGTGTTTGACGCACCACTAAAACCAACCCAGAAACTAATCATGTTAGCTCTGGCCGACCACGCCAATGATATGGGTGGTCGAGTTTTCCCATCAATGGAACGTGTAGCACATAAGGTGTGTCTGTCCAAGCGACAGGTACAAAGAATTATGAATGACCTGCGTAAAGATGGATACATCGAGATGGTCCATAAAGCCAGTAGACATAGACCCAGGGAGTACCGTATAGACCTAGTCAAGCTCAAGGCAATCATGGTGGAGTATGAGTCTCCAGTTAGGGGTGACAAGATGTCATCTCTAAACGGTATACCCCCCACATCTGGGGGTTTTAGGGGTGACATAGCTATGTCATCCGAACCATCAGTAGTTAAGTTAACTGATAACAAGGTTAACTTAGGACGAACAAAAGCAGTTCGTCATCCTGATAGTCAACACAAGGCTATACAAATATATAGAAAGATTACTAACCG